AAAAAACAGCAAAAAGTAGCAAGAAAAGGTTGGAATGGCAAGGGAATGTTTGTGTATTACGTTCCGGCTGGCAATTTTAAGTCTTATACAGAAATTGGAAAATCTATTGCAGATAAAGACGATTTAGTACATTACAATCCGTATTTTGCTATCAAAAATGTTAATGACACTGTTTCTACATGGGTTCCGTCAGTTAATGATTGTTTAGCAGAAGATTGGTATGTAGTTGAGTAGCATATGGGAGCGTGTTTGAGCTATGAGCATGGCAGAAGTAATTAAATCAATAGAGCGTGAAGCACTTAGAGAAGCGCAATCACACGAAATAGGCGGTAGAAATGGCGAGCCTATAGAAACATCCGAATTTCATGATATGACTATTGGCATTGATATTTCAGTTGATGCAGTCAATGAGTATGCAAAATCAATTCTAGGCAGATACCCGGAAAATAATTATGAATTTTCAAGAGCATTAGCAATGAAAATCCTAGAGGAAACAAAATCATTAGCGAATAGTGCGGAAAAGGAGCAAGATTATGAAAATATCAATACAAGAAATAGTACAAAAAGTGGCTAATGAAGTATTAGATAATGTCACAATTAACAATATTCCGTTTCGTGAATGGATTGATAATGTAAATAATGCTTATGAAAATAAAAAATGTAATCTGATTTCTTGCCGATACAATGCAGATGGCAAGTGTACAAACGAAGAAAAGAGAAAAGAATGTGTCGAAGCTTCAAGAAAGGTATTGTACATAAATGAAGAAAACAAGAAATAAAATAATCATTAAAACAAGAGCTGGCGGTTACACAAAGATTTATGCCAATGGAAAATGGCAGAAGAAAGTATGTGTCATTGATTATCATGCAGAATGCAGTAACAAAGATGGTATAAAGGCTACTTGCGAATTTGATAGATTGAAAACTGATAAAAATAGTTCGGTTATCTACGATGAAGCTAAAAAAGATTTTGCAAAAGAACATATAGTTGCAAGGATTTGAGGAGCAAAGTTATGAAAATAACAGAAATGAATAACTGCATTGAAGAAATGCGTAAATGTTACAAGTTTGAGGATGATAAAACGGAAATAAGACTTGGCAGTATGCCAAGCGGTGGCCGTGACAGATGTGTAACTGTCAGCACAATGAATGAAAATGGAACACAGATTGAAATGACAAGAATAGCGGATAGATTAGAAGAAGCGGACTATTGTTTGCGATGAAAGGAAATCAAATGAACGAAATAAAATCAGGAATGGAAATTGCCTATCAAGGAGTAAAAGAAGAAATGGAAACAATAGTTGCAGAACTTGCAAGAAAAGGAATTGAAAAGCCAAAAGGCTTTAGTGCATTGGAACAGTTTATAAAAGACAGACTTTTAGAGTGCGAATAAAAACAATAGTTGCTGATTATCAGCAGAAAGGAATTTTTATGAAAAAGAAAATTTTGGCAGTTGCGTTAGGATTAACATTGTGTTTAGGAATGACCGGATGTGCGTCATGGGACAGAGCAGTAACAGATATGAAAAGTGATGTAAATGGCGGTATGCAAAGAACAATTACTGTATACACGGCAGACGGCAAGGAACTTGCAACATATGAGGGAAAGATTGATATTGATACAAACGATGGCGGATATGTTAAGTTTGACCTTAATGGTAAGAGATATATCTATTATAACTGTTTTGTGGAAAGCATTGCAGATATTGATTAAGTGATATTACCGACTACGGACTAATTGTAGTCGCTGACCTTGGAAAGATAAAGGTTGATAAAACATAGAAAAGGAGACGGAGAGCATGAAAAAGTTATTTGTAAGTGTGCCGATGAAAGGCAAAACAGAGGAAGAAATCAAAGCTAGTATTCAGAAGATGAAAAAGATTGCTGAAATATACGAGGGTGAGGAATTAGAACTTATCGACAGCTATATTGAGGATAATCCACCTAAAGACAGCAAAGAAGCTGTATGGTATTTAGGTGAGAGTCTTAAGAAGTTGGCACAGGCTGATGTATTTATTGGAATAAACGATGCTTGGGGTTGGAATGGATGTTACATTGAAAATGATGTTGCTTCAAGATATGGAATTAAAAGCTATCATATTCCTGTACAGTATGTAATTAATGACTATAATTCACTTTGTAATAAATCACACATGTCTGTTTGCAATGAAGCAATGCCAACATTCTAATAAAAATTTTACCGGCTAACAAATGGAGTTGGTTACTACTCTAAATAGCGGAAAGGACGAATGACCATGATAAAAACTGTTATAGCGATTGCAATTGTAATTATATTTGCCGTATGCGAAATCATAAATTTTATAAACTACAAGTTTTATTCAGAACTTATCGACACAAAGTACAACAGAAACACAAAGCACAAAAAGTCTGGACACTTAACCCTTAAAGAAGTTAAGGAAAGATACTATCCACAATACAGATATGCGGTAGTAAATGTTGAATTTAGCAATTATCCATCATGGATTTGTAAAAATATTGAAGAGGCAAGAGAAAGAGTAAAAGACAGTTGCCAAAGATTGCATATTGTAGACCTTGGAGATGTGATATAGTTACACAATGATTTGTAGCGAACATAGCGTTGAAGAGACAATGATTAAAACAACAGAGTAATATATTACCGCCGTATAAGTGACTTACGGCGCTACCCTAAAACAGTTATAGGCAGAGGTCTATAAGCACCTTTGCTTTTTAAAAGTGGAGGTGCTTTTCTTATGGCTAGTCAGAGCCTTATTTCCACAGTTGATAGTTACGAAAATTACATAGAGAGAAACGGAAAAGACGAGCAAGTAATTAATGCCTATGTAGATGCTTGCAGTGTAGCCATAAATGGCGAGAAAGACATTGAGTATGGACTACAACTCACTAAGAGGGCAAAAGAGCTTATAGAGGGCTTCTGCACGGCTAAAACAGGTGGTACGATTTGGGATTTGGATTATTACCATTTCAAGCATGAGACCACACCATACGACTTAGTTAATCACTATTTTGATTTATTTTTGATGGAAGCTCACTATAAGTTTGAGAGCTTTATGATTTACATGGAAAAAAATCGTCCACCATGGGAAAGATTTTATTTGCCGAGAAGAAATCCGTTAAGCAAAGTCGCACAACTCATTCAAGATTTGTACGATGACAAACTTGATGAGGGTATGGTGTTCTGCCCTGGACGTATAGGAAAGACTCAAATTGTTAAAATGGGTAATTTGTGGTTTGGTTCAAACAGACCTGAGAGGTCAAATCTATATTCGGCATATTCCGATAAAATAACCGGAGGATTTTACGATGGAACATTAGAAATGGTAAATGACCCAACGTACACCTACAAAGATATTTACCCTAAAATTGTAGAGAAAAAAGCTATCACAGACGGAAAAGACCTTACGATAGACTTCTTGCGTAAAAAAACATACCCAACATTTACTATGCGCTCTATATACGGAACACTGAACGGAGCGTGTGACTGTGACGGCTTGGGAGTATATGACGATTTATTTAGTGGTATTGATGAAGCATTAAGCGAGGATAGACAGGCTACAGTTTGGGGAAAGTTTGATAATAACTTTATGCCGAGAATTAAGCCCGGCAAAGCAAAGCTACTAGGAATAGGCACGAGATGGGCACCGAAAGATGTTCAAGGACGCAGATTAGAATTGCTTGCAAATAATCCTGAATATAAAAACATACGTCATAGAGAGGTTATAATCCCGGCACTCAATGAAAACAATGAGAGCAATTTTGATTATCCCTACAAATTGGGATATTCCACATTAGATTATAAGCGCAGAATGGCTTCATTTGAAGATAATGACGATATGGCTTCATGGTTCGCCCAATATCAGCAAGAGCCGATAGAAAGAAAAGGTCAGATGTTCAATATTGATAACATGAACTTTTTTGACCCAGCAGAAATTGAGGGAATAAGACCTGATAGAATTTTTTCAGCAAACGACCCGGCATATGGCGGTGGAGACTTTGTATCAATGCCGATTTGCTATGAGATTGAAAAGGAATACTATATCGTGGATGTTGTGTATAACGATGGCGATAAGGATATAACAATTCCCGAAGTAACAAGCAGAATGGAAAGCCACTTAGATAAATTCCCGAATAAAACAGCAGAGGTACATTTTGAGGAAACAAAAACAACAGCTGCCTATCGTTTGGACTGCGAGAAAATATGGAAGAAAGATTGCTACCCGATATTGACAAGCCATGACCCGGCAGATAACAAAACTGCAAAAATGGACAGAATTAAAAATCATGCGCCGGATATAAGAAAACTGCATTTCATAAAACTTGAAAGACAGACTAAGGAATACAAGAAATATTTTCAAAACGTTCTTTCTTGCACATATGAGGGCAAAATGAAACATGATGATGGTGTAGATTCTACAGCACAGTTGTGCGATATGATTTTTAGGGAAAAGCGGATAGCAAAGGTTGAAGCAGTACACAATCCGTTCAGAGGAGAGCTTTATTAATGACAAAGGAAGTTTTATCACAGTATTCAGACTTGCAAGAGGAAATCAAAGAGGTCAGAAAGAAAATTGCTAAATTACAAGATGACCTTGAAAAGATAGAAAACGGAGAAAGCGTGATTGACACTGTATCGGGCGGTATGGGTGGCACACAGCACTTCAAAATCGAGGGTGTACCATACCCTGAATACGGACGCAAGCGCACATTATTGTACTCAAGAATGACTACATTACAGCTTTTACAAGATGATTTGCTTGAAAAGACAAATGATGTAGAGGAATTTATAGCAAGCCTTGATGATAGCAGAATGAGAAGAATAATTAATTTTAGATTTTTGGAAAATAAATCATGGTTGCAGACAGCATATGCGCTTGGTGGTAAAGCCACAGCAGATAGCGTAAGAATGGAGTTTGAAAGATTTTTTAAGAAAATGTAAGTTTGTTCGTTCGGTTCGCTTAGAATGTGATAATGTGTAAGATGAAAAAAATGTAATTCGTTCATTGCGAAAAATCTCTTTTAGAAATGGCACTCACAGATTGTGGGTGCTATTTTTAGTGAAACGAGGACAACATGAATAATCAGAATATTGTACCAACAGGAAAACGAAGTGTAATGTGCCCTCGTTGCGGAAAGCTATTAACGTGGGTAAATAAAAGCGACAAGAAACACCACAAAGTAATGTGTACGCACTGCCGTAAATGGATATGGTTTTGGGCTGGCACACAAGAATTTCAGATTAAAGAGGTTCCACAGAGAACTTCTGCAAGTGGTATGAGGTTTTATTGATGTATAGATATGCACATAAAAACGTAAGACCTTTTTCGGCTGTCTGTCAGAATAATTACGGCAGACAAGTTATTTTCACACGTAAAAGGCAAATCACAAAAAACAACATAATCGAAGAACTGAATAAAGCACTTGTGATTCACAAACGAAACGCTATTGAGATTGAGTATCTTGACAGATACTATCGTGGCGACCAACCAATTTTGTATCGGCAAAAGGTAAATCGTCCGGAAATCAATAACAAGATTGCTGTAAATCTTGCATATGAACTTGTTGAGCGCAAAACCGCAGAGATGTGTGCCGAGCCAATCCAATATGTGTTGCGTGGCACTGATAACCATAAGTCGGAAGAAATCACACAGCTTAACATCACAATGGATTCAGAAAGCAAACAGGAGTGCGACATAGACATACATCGTTGGAGAAGCATATGCGGTACCGGCTACAGATTCATCGGTAATGATGACGGACAAGGGCAGTTGCTTGATGAAAGTGATTTTTACTTATCGTCTGAAAATCCAATGTATACGTTTGTTGTGTACTACTCAAACGGACGTCCGGCATTCTCTTGTCAAATCGGAGAGGACGAGAACGGAGCAGATATTTATTATGTGTTCACTGACAATGAGTGGTTTGATATTCGCAACAACAAGATTTATGCAAGCGGAATAAACGGCAACAGAGCTATTCCGGTGATTGAATATCCAAACAATGCAAGGCGATTATCTGACATTGAAATGACTATTGCAATCACAGACGCTATTAACGTGCTGACATCGGACAGAATTAATGGAGTCGAACAGTTTGTGTCTGCATGGGTGAAATTCGTTAATTGCGAGATTGACATAGATACATTCAGAAAAATGCGACAAGAGGGAGCATTGGTAGTTAAATCTAACAATGGTTCAGATAACAAGGCTGATGTTGATGTAATGACGAGCGAACTTAATCAGACGGAGGGACAGGTAGTATTTACTGACCTTTTTGAAAGATTTTTAAGTATTCAAGGTCTCGCAAATCGTCAGGGCAACACAGGCGGTGACACTGGCTCGGCTGTAGAATTGAGAAACGGACATTATGATGCTGGACTTAGAACGGCTATTAATGAGCCTATCCTTAAGAAATCAGAGAGAATGGCACTTAGGCTTATTCTTAACAGGCTGAGAATTAATAAGGGCTTTACGCTTATGCCTAGTGATGTTGAGATACACATTAATCACAACAAGCTTGACAACATGCTTGTTAAGGCAGAAGTGCTTGAAATATTACTTAGGTGCGGTATCAATTACAAGAGAGCTGTTAAGACGATTGACATGTTTAGCGACCCTGAACAAGTCATTCTTGAAAGCGCTAAGCGTATGGAAATGTTATTCCCGGAAGAACAGCCGACAACAGCTACACCTAACAATGATAAGAACAATGGAAAGACAGCCGATGAATAATTGGCTGTCAATTTATTTTGGAGCTTGATATGGCAGACGAAATCCACGCACTTGGCAAAAATGAAATACAAGACATAGATTATGACACATATTTTGGTGAGATGGATTTGTCCGACAAGGAAAAGGAAGATAGAAAAGACCTTGCCGAAAGGTTTGAAAAAATCTTTGTTATGCTATTTGCCTTGTTATCCGGCAAGGAAGAAACAGAGATAACCACTATCACTAAAGAATTTATTATCAGATATGAGAGCATTGCCACGCAGTATTGTAAGGCAAAGAAAACACCCTCATATATTACGGATTATGCCCGGTACATTGTGAATGAGGTAGTTGACGCTACCACACAAAATACCGAAGTAGAGTATTTTACTTCACAGAAAAGAGCAAAAAATGTAGCTGCGAATGAAGCTAATACAGTTGGCAATTACAGACTACAAACTGAAATGGTAAAACAGGGCTACAAAACAAAAGAGTGGCGCTCAAAAGAAGATTCACATGTCAGACCTACACATGCAGAAGTTGATAGAAAGAGAATTGATATTTTTGAGCCGTTTGAGGTTGGAAATTCACTTATGATGTTTCCAAAAGACCATTCTTTAGGGGCACAGGTAAAAGAAATAGCAGGGTGTAGATGCAGTGTTAAA